GCAGATTGCGCACCCGGCGTGTGTCTGTGTTGTTGTGGTTCCGGTGAACTCGTTGTATGTCATGTACTTAGTGTAGCAGGTTGAACCACAATATCAAGTCAATATCAAACAAATATCAGATTTCTTTCCGACCACCCCGACAGTCGCACGACCCCAGTCGGCGACAAGTCGATTCGACAACTAGCATAAAAGCGTGGAACCCCTCGTCGTCATACCACCCGAGTTGCTCGCACTAGCAACCGACCACGAACGCGAACAGTACCGCCTATACCTCATCGACGCAGCAGTCACCGCCGACGAATGGGAAACCTGGCTCCTGTCAATGGCACCCGCCTACGCGTCCGCACCATTCGGAGATCATCACGCACTGTTCTGGAAATGGGCGTGGGGTATCGAACCCGACGCGCGCCCGCAACCATTCGTAGCTATATGGCCGCGAGGCGGGGCAAAGAGTACAAGCGCTGAGATGTGCGTCGTAGCGTTAGCCGCACGACGCAAACGCCACTACTGCCTGTACGTTTCGGAGACACAAGATCAGGCAGACGATCATGTCGCCAACATTGCTGCGCTCCTCGAAGATACAGAAGTCGGGTTCGCATACCCTGAACTTGGTTCAAGGTTGATGGGTAAGTTCGGATCAGTGAAGGGGTGGCGGCGTAACCGTGTCCGCACAGGAACGGGTTTCACGATTGACGCTGTAGGACTTGACTCCGCCGCACGAGGAATCAAGTTGGAAAGTATGCGCCCCGACCTGATGGTCTTTGACGACATCGACAGCGAAGCCGACTCCCCTCTCGCAACAGACAAGAAGATCAGGACCATCACTCGGAAGCTTCTCCCGGCAGGATCTAACTACTGCGCAGTGATTGCTATTCAGAACAAGGTCCACGATGACTCCATCTTCGCAAGGCTTGCCGATGGTCGGGCTGATTTCCTACGCGACCGCATTGTGTCCGGGCCTATACCCGCCGTCTGGAACTTTGGTTGGATCGAAGAAAACGGGCTGTTCAAGATCGTTGACGGGCAGGAGTCGTGGGAAGGGCAACCCGTATCCTCGTCGCAAGCGCTCCTCAACGACATCGGCCTAACAGCGTTCCTCGCTGAGTGCCAACACGCCACCGTCACGATGACCGGCGGGATGTTCGACCATATCAACTGGCCGCATTTGCATGTCACCGAAGCCGAGTTACCACTCATGCGTCGGGTGGTCGTCTGGCTCGACCCAGCCGTTACGTCGACCGACCAATCCGACTGTCAGGGTATTCAGTGTGACGGGCTAGGTGTTGATGGTTTGATCTACAGGTTGTGGTCGTGGGAAGGTCGAACGACACCGTTGGATGCTGTGAAGCGTGGTATTCGTGCGGCGATTCAATGGAACGCTGAGACAATAGGCATTGAGTCGGACCAAGGTGGCGACACCTGGAAGGCTGTGTATCACCAAGCGTGTGAGAGTTTGCGTGACAGCAAGGAACTTGAGGGGTCAGCCCCACGGTTTGCTTCTGCGAAAGCCGGTGCGGGTCACGGGTCGAAGATGACAAGGGCGCAAAGGATGCTTGTCGATTATGAGCGGGACAAGATCCGACACCTAGTCGGTACGCATCAGCAGTTGGAACTTGGGTTGATGCGGTTCCCGAAAGCCAAACCATACGATCTTGTCGACGCAGCGTATTGGTCGTGGGCCGACCTAGCGGGCAAAGCGTACCGGGGTAAGTCTCGGGTTGGTTCTGCGTCGGGTCAAACCATCGGCGCTTTCAACTTCAACTAGATGCGGAACATGTTGGCTAGGCGCTCAGGGCCGGGGGTGCCGTCAGCGGAACGAGGGTTATGTAGCAGGGTGTGCAACTCGTTCAGCTCTCGCAAGCGATCAGCAACAGGTTCTAGGCGATACCATCTTGCGCCCCACCCGCCTTCAAGAAACCCCGTGTTGCTGTGTTCCTTTTTCAGGTGAGTCAGCGCCTCGTCGATACTGAGAAAGTCGTTCATGCGAACACCGCTAGTTTCATCCCGGCCACGATTACCCGGTCTGCGCCTACGGCTGTTGACCGGGGCTTGATGTAAACGCACCAATCGTCAGCTTCGATAGCCCGTTGGGATCTCGGCACAACGTCCATCCCTGCGTGGTCCAACTCTCGGCGGAGTACCCGGTCCCTGTAAGTAACGAGCATCAGCGAGTCGTTATCTTTGTTGTTGAAGTATGCCCTCACAGCGGAGGTCATCTCTGTTGCTAACCATGAGGAACGGACTGCTTCCACAAGGATGTGTTCCATGTCCATCATCATTCTGCCATTCTCCTTACGTCAAAGCCTGCGAGCGATACGCGCCAGGGTTCGCAAAGTTGCATCCCGTTCTCACGGAACATCCATACCGTCATCTCTCCACGGTCGGTTTCTTCTTGGAACCGGTCGAAGACTTTGATGCCTGCCTCCTTGAGTTGGATTCTGAGAATCTCATCGGCCCGGAACATCTCGGCTTTGCGTTCTGCACCGCCGTTGCGGTCATAGTCTTGGACCGCCCGGTTAAAGGCTTGAGCAACCTCGGTTTCCCGGATTGCTTTGATGACGTAATACGAGATTTCGTTCATGCCCACACCCGCTCAAAGACAAGGGCGAGTGTTGCCGTCACGGTTGCCTCGGAAGGCAAACGGGTTGTTCCGGCTGCGGCTGCGATGTCGCTCCAGAAGGTGCTGTCGCCTACAGAGTCCATCAGCATTGACAGATCAACGTCGGTGGGGACTGCTTTGCCTTGCGCAACGAAACGGATGGTCTCATCTGCCATACGGCTTGCGAGGTTGAGCCTGTTAACTAGGTGTGCCGGGTGTACTTGCATGTGCTGTTCTCCTTGGTGTTGTGATTGCTGTTTGTAATTGTAGTTGGAGGGTGTGACAGTCAGTCTTCTTCGAGCATGTACTCGCAGAACGGCGGGGTTGCAGTACGGACATTTACAATGCCCGTGATGTTGGTGACATCAGCGAATTGGTGGATGCAAGCGATTGCTTCTGCCTCGGTTGCGAAACAACCGATTGTCTCGTCAGCCCACGCACCGGTGTCAGTGATGACAACTGCCTTGAACAACTTCTTGTTGTCACTGTGGTTCCACTTGATGTACTCGGCCAACGCCGCTGCCTGAACCTGTGTGAGTGTTTGTGTTTCCATCTTGGCTCCTTAGTAGTTGTGATTACTTGTTAGTAATTATACTTGGGGGGTGTGACACTATTCGTGCCTCACCCCTCAAGCGATTAGAAGTTGTTGCGAGCTGTGTTCCAACCGTTCGCCCGCTGGATCATCTCACGGACGTTCATGTCACAAGCGAACCCGCCGGTTGAAAGCCGGGTCAGTGTGCGTGACCATGCTGCCTGATCCTCACTGCTGAGGCTTGCAACCCAAGCCTCAAGGCGAGCGTCTTCAAGCTCTGCGATCTGTGCTTCAACTTCTTCAATCCAAGACCACGGGCCTTCGCTGCGGGCCTCTGAGAGTTCTTCCTCAAGTCCTTCAAGTTGCTCGGTGAAAGTCATTCTGTACTCCTTGTCTTGTTGGGCGGTGTTGCCCTACCCCCATGAATGTAGTTGATGGTCATACACAATGCAAGTCAATAATCAAGATTGTTTGATATTTCTTTTCAGGCGCTCCGACTTCCAGAAGTCACCTGACCGAACATCACAACCATCAGTCAACCGTTGAGCAATCCGAATCACCCGCTCAATCTCAAGGACCATCTCCGGCCCGCACTCAATCGCCGCCAACGGATACTTCTCGTTATTAGTAGCAAGCTCCTGAGTAGCCTCTACCATCAAGTCCAGGGCCTGAAGCCATTGCTGCGCAGGCGTGTAGTCACTGCTCATTCGATCACTCATTACTTCTCCTCCGGTTTGGTCATTGGTTGCACGTTCTTCCATGCAGTGAGTTTCCTACTGATCCGCATGAGTCGGTCGACTTCTGTCTCCGGTGCTTCTTCTTGCGGATGCTCGGCATCACTCGGTGTTTCTTCAGTAGTCATATGTTCAACAGTATAGGGAATGAGGTAGACGCAAACCGGTCGCAAAGAACCGACAGTCGCAGCCAATAGTCGGAGGCGACCCCAGTCGGCGACGCTTCGACTCCAGCGACATGTCTAACTGTAAACCTGTACTTGAGGTTGAGGGTTGGGTTGTAAAAGAATCTGAAGAAAGGTTTAGCAAAAAGTCATTTACGTCTACACGGTTGTTTATAGTGAGTCATACAACAACCAACACGGGAGCAGAAACACAATGGCAAACCACACAGACATCACAATCCTCGGCAACGGCGGCAGCCGCTTCGCAACAGAAAACCTTGAAGGCCCCGTACCCTTTGACCGGGTACGCGAGTTGTTCAACTTCAACGTGGAGTACACACCCCTCTACACACAAAGCTCACACGAGTACGCAAGTGAGATGGTCAAGCTCAACAACCGTCAAGCAATCCGCCGCACCGATACCGGCATGGTTCTCAACACCGTTTCCAAGTCTCACGGCTTGCACCAATTCCGTGACGTACTCGTTGATAACCTGTTCACCCTCTTGGATGCGTCCGAGACTGACCTTCAGGTTTCAGGTGCGGGCCTGCTGAAGAATGGTGCGGTTGGTTGGGTTCAGGTTCAGGCACCTTGCTTGGAAGCCGGTGAGGGTGACGTTGCACCAACCCTGACCCTTGCATCCTCGCATGATGGTTCGCTTGCTACTAGCTACCGGGTGGGCATGTTCCGCTTCATCTGCTCTAACCAGATTGGCGCTCTACGCCGCAACAGCAAGAACGTGTTTAAGTTGCGGCACACGCTCAACTCGGCAATGAACTTCACAACAGCCCGCAACACTCTTGGTCTGATGTGGAATCAGGCGGAGTCTTTCAACGCTGAAGTCAACACCCTGATTGAAACCTCGGTGAGCG